CTTGCCGGGCGAGTCGTCACTAGCACTCCGGTGAAGTCGAACGACACCGCCGCCAGCGAGACGTACAACCAGGGCACAAGTCTCGTGTTCAACCAGTACAATAACTCACCGAAGGCGCTGTCCGAGGCGGAGATCTACCGCCAGACTCGTAACCAGATCGAGCAGGTGAAGGGAGCCATGTACGAGCTATGATTGAGTCAATCGAGTTTCTTACGTACCGACAGCAACGCATCGTTCTTCCTCTGAGGGATCCTTGGGGGGTTGGCGTGGCTGTCAAATCCGTTGATGGCCTGTCGGCTACGAAGGCCTCGATCAACACGACTGAACTGGCTCTTACGGATGTGGCTATATTCAACGGCGCGAGGGCGGGAATGAGGAACCTCAAGATCAAACTCGCGCCGTTGCCCATGCCCGACATCGAGACCAGCAGGCAGCGTATATACTCCTGGTTCCAGATCAAGCAGCTCATGACTGTGTATATCAACACAGACAAGCGCCGGGTCAAGACTGAGGGGTACGTCGAGACGGTTGAGGCGGACATATTCTCGAAGGAACAGGAGATCAACGTCTCCATTCTATGTCCAGATGCTTACTGGCATGACGCGGACACCAGCATCGACAAGAACCTCGAATGGTCCAGGGAGATCCCCTCTTTCGAGTTCGACTTCATGGACCAGCCGTCTCCGTCGCTGGAGTTCAGCAAGGACCGCGGTTTATTGTCCGCCACGATCGACTACGAGGGTGATGTGGAGACCGGATTCACCATGGTCTTCACGTTCCGCCCGGGTGCCAAGCTTCCGATCACGGTAACCGAGACGTTCTCCGGCGACCAGTTCAAACTCACCGGAGCATTTCTCGACAAGACGTACTACAAGGTCGATCCCATCGTAGGCGGTGACATCGTCACGGTCAATTCTAGGACAGGGCGCAAGTCCATCATCCGGAACCGGGGCGGCCGCAAGGATAAGTTCATAGCGGCGCTGGATCGTAACTCGGATTGGTTAAAGCTGAGACCCGGGGTCAATGAGTTCCAGATCGCCATGAATGATCCGAATCTCACGGACGTATATTTCTCAACCGACGTTCTCTATCAGGGGGTGTGACATGTATCTTGCGGTTTTCGACGAGGCCATGATCCTCCAGCATATTTGTGAGGACTACAAGTCCATCATCTGGACTGAGAGGTTCCACGGCTTCGGCGACTTCAAGCTTACTGTTCCCGGAACTCTGGAGAACCTGAAGATCTATCAGCTCGACTACTACCTGTACACCAAGGGCACGAACAAGCTCATGATCATCGAGCAGGTCGAGCTCAACACTGAGTATAGTAAGCAGTCACTGTTGACGGTCAGTGGGCGTAGCCTTGAGTCCATATTGGACCGACGCGTCATGCACCCCTATCCTATTTGGGAGGGAACCAGACTATGCATGCATGAGCGAACCAAAGGGAAGGTCAAAGATGTTATCAAACATTACACCAACCTTCTGTTTAAGCAGAGAGATTCGCTAGACACATCGCACGAGAGGCACGTCACGGGGTTTGGTTGGTACTCAGTCGATGAGTTGCCTTCCGGGATTCGTAAAGGGCGTCCTGTTTCTTCGATGGATATCGGAAACATCAGGGCAAACGCTAATGGAACCGTGCGGAACGTGTCGGCGAACGCCGGATACACTCATACGTCCTACGACGATACTGATCCATATATTATGGAGGGCTCCTGGTATAAACTGGTTCAGAATCTCACGGACTTGACTATGTCTGGCTGGGCTATTGAGTTTGACGGGGAAGATCCGTATTACTGGTACGGGTATACCTATAACGGCGTGAACCGAACATTTAATCAGGGCGAACGCCCTCCTGTAGTGTTCTCCCCGAAGTACGATAACCTGTCCAAGGCCACCTATTTCAAGTCCAAGGTATCTACTCGGACCAAGATATTCTCGGGCGCTGTGAAATTTACTGTACCCTTGAGCTTGCAGCTCTCAAAAGAGTATCTCGATGACAGCCGAGACTCCGCAATGCAGAACAACTCGGTTACCGTCGGTACCAAGGGACTCGGTTTACGGGAAGGTTATTTTCAAAACCCGTCGATTGAACACACAAACGGGTATATGACCTCGACCGGGACTGGTACTAGTGGCGTGGCGTCGATCGACCCCGAATCCATCTATCGTCAGATCGCAGAGCAGTGTAATACCGAGCTGTGGCGTCATATGCCCATTGAGATGTTCTCGGGTGAGGCTGCCCAACAGTCCATGTATACTTACAACGAGGACTTCTTCCTGGGGGATTTCGTGCAGATCCAGAACGAGTTCGGACAGCAGGACATCGCTCGGGTGACCGAGTATATTCGTACCTCCTCAGACTCGGAGGGCGACGTCTTCTATCCGACGTTTACGTCCTTGTCCGATATTCAGAAGTCGAAACCGGGGTTGAACATCACATGACAGAGAAATCAGGATTCTTCGTCTCCATCAATGGGGATCGGAAGTACTCCGCTGACGACTTCGGCCGCATGTTCGACGGAGTCATCTCGGACGGCATATTCCAGAACTGGGGTCGAGGGTACCAGGCTGCCAAGGGCTCTGGACGAGAGATCATCGTGCAGTCCGGCCGTGCCTGGTTCAAGGGACACTGGATTGAGAACGACGCAAACAAGGTCTACGCGCTCACCGAGGGCGCTACGGACGGCGATCGTTACGATGCCATAACCCTCAGGGTCGACAAGACGCCTAGCGTTCGTTCCGCTGGTACCCGTGTTATTCAGGGAACTTCGGGTGGCGGCGTTCCACAGCCTACCCAGACGAACGACACCTTCGAAGTCATCATCGCCTATATTCGGGTCCCCAGGGGAGCCAAGACGAATGCCGACTTCGAAGTCACGGACTGCCGCGGTAGGGTTGGCGCTCAGTATGCTCAGTGGGCTCAGAGCGTCATGCAACCCAAACAGATCGCTCTGAACAACAAGAACGATTTCCTCAACGCCTTCAACAACGACCCGAATCTCAAACGAGTTATCACTCGGGGCAACAACCTGGGCAGGGTCATGACGCCTGCTCAGAAGGCGGCCATTCGAAACGGGACGTTCGACGGCTTGTGGCTGGGAGACTACTGGCAATACAACGACAATTCCTGCAAGTGGATCATTGTTGACTTCGACCGCTGGCTGGACTACCCGAATGGCGAGAATCAGCACCGAATCACGGTCATGAGCGACCGCAACCTCGGAATCGACAATATCGGCGAGTCGGGATGGTGCGAATACGGCTGGAACGGCTCCAAGATGCGACGGGACTATTCCAATGGCATGGTGCGCTTCGCCACGCTTACACAGGTATTCGCCATGTCGGACTTCCGGACGTTCCCTGTTATGGAGCCGCACGGTTACGAGAACACCGGGAATGCCTGGGAGCGCACGGAGAAGGACTGGACCTGGGAGTACCCGCAACTCACCATTCCATCCGAGTTCGAGATGTTCGGCTCATACCTTGTGCACAACCGCATTAATGGCGACACTCACACTATCGGTCCCATCTCGCGTCAATTCTCGTATTTCCGTGTAGGTAACCCGATTCCGACCCCGGGCGAGTCCTTCTGGCTCCGGGATCAGATTTCCAAGGACTACTTCGGCCTGTACTACGGCGACCAGCGTCGAATCACTTGGGCCCAGTGGACCGAGAAGTACGGAGTGCGCCCCATCGTTTCTATCGGAGGCTAAATGTCTCATACTGTGGAGTTGGTGATCACCATATTCGGCTCCGTTCTCACCAGTACTGGTCTCTGGGCGTATCTCCAGAAACGTGCGGAAAGGCATGACGCCAAGACACAGCTGATGTTGGGTCTAGCGCACAACCAGATCGTGGCTATGGGAACCGCATATCTGTCCCGTGGTTACATCACCATCGATGAGTTTGAGGACTTACAGAAGTATCTGTATCAGCCCTACCACACTTTCGGCGGAAACGGGACTGCCGAAAAGGTAATGGACGCCGTGAACCGGCTTCCGATCCATTTTCCTGACACCCGAAGAAAGGACAAGCGCTATGTCGCTGTCGAATCAGACCTACAACACTCTGAAGTGGATTGCACAGATCCTGCTTCCCGCCCTCGCCACCCTGTATCTCGCCCTGGCGGGTTTGTGGGGTTTCCCTCACACTGAGGCGGTTGTGGGTACCATCACCGCTCTCGACACTTTCCTGGGCGCTCTGCTCGGTCTTGCGGCCAAGAACTACGAGCCCGAGGTTGACGGCGTGCTCCATGTGGACCACAAGAACCAGGAGGTCTACGCCGCTCTGGAGACCCCTGCTCAGGACATGACCAAGAAGGACACGGCCACTCTGAAGGTCTCCGAGGTCTGACGATCCGCGGGATCGACATGGTCTATAATGATACCCCTCATTTGAAAGGAATACCATGTCCGACAACAAGCCGAACACCAAGAAGGCCCTCGAAGAGGCTTACGCTTTCATCGACGGCATGGATCCCGACAGTGAAGCCTACCGCGAAGCTCTCCGCAGCATCAAGGAGCTTGAGCAGATTCAAGACGCAAAACACCGTCGTTTCTGCCCCAGCCCCGATGCTGTGGTGGGCGCCGCTGGCTCCATCCTCGGGATCCTCGCCATCGTGAAGGCTGAGCAGATCTTCCCAGTCGCCTCCAAGGCACTCGGATTCGTCGCCAAGATCCGCATCTGAGACACGAAAACCTAGGACCCCACAAGGGTCCTA